AAAAATAAACATGATATAGGAAAACATTAAAATACATCAATTGCAATCGCATTAAATTTTGAAGCATTCAAAAAATAACAATTTCACAACAAGCAGCCACTTGTATTTTTGTGTTGTTGACTACGATGGCAACTATCCAAGTTTTCAAAACTATCCAGTTTGGTTCGTTTGAACCAGTCACTATCAAGTGTGACAATGAACCAATCCCACAAAATCCAAAATTCAACGAAGAACTGACGGTTGTAAGCGAAGTCGAGGAGAAAAAAGTTTGTGAAAAATCTCAGTCTTCAACGGTTAAACCGATTGATTTGTTCTCAATTATCGGCAATTCAGTTTATTGCCGGAGCTATGTGGCATTGAGAAATTTTCTCAATGACACGAAGTGGGGCGGGGTCTTTAAAAATAAGAAAGGGCAGGAATTACAAGCGGCTAAACGGTTAAGGAGAGCCACCAGCTATGGCTTTATGTATGATCCTGTTCTTAAAGCATTTGAATGCCCTAAGTGTAGAACAAAAGCTACTGAATTGGAAGCGTTTTGTAGTGATTGCGACCACTGTTTTGAAATCAAGCATATTGGTGATGGTCGAGACACAAAACTAGACGTTCAGTTTTATCCCATAAATCCAATTGAGCTCGACACGACTGACGAAGTTCTCGAAGTGGCGACTTCTGTGTGGTTTGAAGAGGATGTGAAAGAGGTGGTTGTTGATAAGCTAATCACAACCGATGAGAAAAATATAGTGAAAACAAGAGTTGCTTTAGTCAAAAATAGATACGAGCCGAGGATCGTTGCAAATGTTTCTGATCTCACGAGAACATTAACGCAAATTTGCTGCGAGACAGGGATACCTATTATTGATTTAGACTATAAGAAGAGAAAGGCTATCCCAATGGTTCGGTTGAAACACGTTTTTGGCGTTCTTGAATCGGACGATTTGTTCGAGGAAGACAGAGTGTTCCTGGAACACAGCAACGCTAGGAAAGTGTTTAGATCTTGTGAGAAAGTGAGTTACTCAATGGTGAGACCTGGATGGAGCGGAGCTGTGATAATGGAAGATAGTGTGCAGCCCATTGACCGTGAAAAATTCCATTTCATTGATGGAATGTGTGTTGTACAAGGTAAGAATAAGAGGAGTGGGCGTGTTGAAAATGCATTAGTTCCAAAGAGCAGTGAAGATTTGAGTGAAATTGAGTTATATTCATTTGATTTAAGTTGGGCTCGGACTCGTGATAACTTCTTTCGCCATTTTGATGATGATGTAGGGAAGTTGATCAGAACGTGTTGTACGCCCAGCACGCTTTGGCTCTATGCGAAGAAGGCTAGATTTTACAAATATGTTGATCACATGATACTTAAAGGTAGCCCATTGGTTGACATACTTGTGAAGATGGAGTACGTTGGGAAGCATTTAGAGTTATTCAATAGTGTTGAGGATGTGTGTTTGGAGTACGCACATTTTATGCAGGACATGATTCAGGAACAGGTCAATGATCAATCTGATGAAAATATAATACGCGTCAAGAATCTCATTCGTTCATACTTCGACTCTGTTATTGAGTCAAATAAATATGAACTCATTGACAGGATCATTGAGAAAAAAAGAGAGTTAGAAGCACAAGAAGTTATTTCTCGCGAGCTCATCAAACATCAATACGGCGATTTGTTTTCGCTGCGAGAGCGACTTTTAATCAACATTGGTTTCGATTCTGCAAAACTATCCTCACTCTGGGAGGAAAGAGAAAGAGTGAAACAGAGAAGCTCGAGCATTATCTCATGTCTCATTTCAAAACCGGGCATAGAAATACTTGCAAACTGGATCTCAGAAGCGTTTAAAAACTGCTACTCTAATACTATATATCTAGTAGATCGTAGTATGATATTTATCTGGAATCGTATGGTAAGTATTTTTAATTCTTGTGTGTATGGTTACTGGAATCTGTGGTTCCGGAAAGCCGTGTGTGTACTAATAGTTTTTGTAGTTACGGGTTTTTCTAGTAAAATTATTGAGTTTCTTAAAAAGTTAATAAAAAATGAAAGAAAACAAGCAATAAAATTTGAAGAAGGATTAGTTGAAGTGCAAGGCAGAAAGGAAGAGTCATTTGTGCTTCGCTGGTGTGCGTTTGCAACGCTCTTTCTAAGTTTCATAAATTATGATTGGGCGGTCGGAAGTGTGTCAGCAATTGGCAAGATGAAAACTATATTTGGAGCGCTAGGGCCAGATTTTATTGAGAGACAGAATGGTGATGAGAGTGATGATCTTAAATTCACAACGTTTGAAGTTGAAATACCTGGTGAGGCTGGTACTTCAGATAGTCAGTGTTTTGGTGACTGGTTGGAGCATTGTATTAAATACAATCTAACAGCCATTGAGCCAACAACGAGTGGTCCAATGTTAACATTAATAAAAGAAAGAGCTGGAGAGCTGGCTGATAAAATACAATCTTTGAATGCGTGTGATATTCGTGTGCATGGTGGTGTTGGAACAGGAAAGTCAACAGCGTTGCCAAGAGAGTTGATTAGATTTGGTTCTGTACTAATTTGTGTTCCTACGCGAGTGTTAGCAAACGCACTGCACGAGTCGTATATGGCTTTATATGGCTTTGATGTTTCGCTTGCATATCGTGGCCGTGTGCGTACAGGATCAAAACCAATAACAATTATGACGTATGGTTACGCCTTGAATCATTTCCACCATAATCCGAAAAATCTTGCACAGTTTCAATTTGTTGTTTTGGATGAGGTGCACACCTTCCCTGTTCATTTGAATCCTTTGTTTTCACTGATCCGAGAATTGAGTCCTGAGAAGAAGATTGTTAAAACATCAGCCACGCATGTTGGACACAATGTTGATTTGTCAACGAATCATAAGGTTGAAATTCATACATTGGGTTTGATGGATGTCAAGAAGTGGGCTGAGATGCAAGGTACAGGTGTTTTTGGCGACGCAACGAAAGACTCAGGGAATGTATTGGTCTTTGTTGCATCATATAAGGATGTTGATGCATGTGCTGAGAAGCTAAGAGACAAGGGCTTACCAGTTCTGAAAGTTGATGGAAGAAACTTTCGGAAAAATACAGATGTCCAGCGACAAGTAGATGAGATGGTTGGCGACACAAAGTTCATTGTCGCAACAAATATAGTTGAAAATGGAGTAACTCTCGATGTTGATGTTGTAGTAGATTTCGGTGAGAAAGTCAGTCCGGAACTATTCTCAGAGGAGAGATGTGTGTTGCTTCGTCGGCAAAGAATTTCGCAGGCTGAGAGAAAGCAGAGATTTGGAAGGGTCGGTAGGATGAAGAAAGGAACAATATATAAGTTTGGAAAAGAGACACTGCCAGATTCGATGAGGAACCGAATGGGCTCAACTGAAAGTGCATTACTGTGTTTTGCCTATGGGTTAAAACCAGTTGTTGACGATGTTGATATTAGTGCTGTCAAGAAGATCACTAGAAAACAAGCACTAACTGCCTCTATGTTTGAAGCGAATTACATATTCACTGCTCATCTAGTAGATAGACAGGGTTTTATGCCACGTCCAGTGTTTGAATTGATGAAGAACTTGTTATTGCATACAGATGCTGTCGGTATATGTAGCACATACTTAGCCACGAACATGAGTGAGTGGAGGCGTGTGTGTGAGTATATCAAGATTGAGGAAAGTTCGAGACATATACAAGAGGTGAAGATACCATGGTATTGTTCTGATATGAGCGATGATTTTATCGTGAAGTTAGCTGAGTGCGTGAAAGCATCTAAGCCTAAACTGTCAAGTGGGTATAGAGTTGACAATGTTGATTTTCATACAGTTGCACATAAAATAAGTGTAGGGGAATCGAACATTGATGAATCAAGATCGCTTGTTGCGACTATTTTAGATGAAGTGAAGCAATGGAGAGATGGCATAACGTACCACTCAAGTACGCCACGAAATAGAAGTTTGATGAGTCTGATGGTTGGTTGGATCCCACGAAAAGCTGAGAAGACTAAGGCAATTCTTGATGAACGTGTTCAACGTTTAGAGTTACTTTTGAATCAGTTGAATGGAGTCAGAGGCATTGATGACTATGAGTCACTCGTAAGATTCTTTAGTGAAAATCCACATTCAGCAGAATATTTGGAGGCGCAATGTGCGAGTGATTATATTGAAGAGAAAGTGATGAATGTGAAGCGGAATTATGACAAGCCAATAATTATTGGTTTAGTTGGTTTAGCTGTAGCAACTGGGACTTTCGCGTATTGGTATCTACGAAGAGAGGCAGCTTCAGAGGTAGTGGAGAAACAAGCAAAGCACAAGTACAATCGGGATAAGAGAACTGGAAGACTAATGTTTGATTATAGTGATCAAGATACAGTTGAAACATTTGGTGTTGAGTACTCCGATGCAGTGATTACAGGCAAGATGAGTAAAGCTCAGAAAGAACGTGAGTCTCGAAAGAAAGGTTGGAAGATTGGCAAAGTGAATCGACCCATGCGTGTTTTTCATCAATTATATGGAGTTAATCCACTTGAATTCGATGAAGTTATCATGCGCGTTGGTGATTGGGCAACTGATCCATGGACAGCTAAGGATGTTAATGTAGATGGAATGCTTATCGAGCTGGATGATGATTACCATATCCTAAAGGACGATCGTATGCTTGGGAAGAGAGTGGAACTTGCGTTCACAAAGAGTGGGTCAAGTGATGAAACAGTAGTTCAATTAACCCCACATCGATCAAGGATGGCAAGCTCAATGTCATTGAGTCCAATGGGGTTTCCAGAAGAGGAGGGACGATGGAGACAAACAGGAAGTCCTGTTGTTCAAAAGAGAACTGAAAGTGGCCACACAGTCGAAATGCAGGTTGCAAAACCAGAAGTAACAAATCCTTATGAACATGTCCTTGTTCGACTTGGAAGAGCTCATCTTGGTACGAGGGTCCTTAATTGTTTCTTTCATGGATCAAAATGCGTGATTCCTTACCATCTTGCAGAGAATGGTGATTTGAGTGAATCATTGATCATTTCAACTACTCGTGGCCAATTTGACTTTGGTCCACTCAAGAACATTAAATGCAAAAAGATCAAAGATTATGACATCACTGTCTGTCCTTTGCCCAGAGATGTACAACCGTTTAGGGCGAAGATAGTTTTTAGAGAACCGAAGTTAGGAGAGGAAGTCGTTGTTGTTTATTTTGCTAGAATTGATGGAAGAATTGTTATGAAAGTGAGTGAGAAAAGCAATACATATAGAGCTGGAGGCTTATTCACCCATTTATGGACATATCAACATGATGGGAATCCGGGTGATTGTGGAGGACCGATCGTGGCAACTAGCGATCTGAAGGTGATTGGATTTCATAGTGGGGTTGTGAGAAATGGAGCAGGTGAGAAGTTACGAGCAGTGTATACTCCGGTGAATCAAGAACTGATTTCGAGTCTAAGTAGTGAAGTGCAAATGACTGATTTTTGGACTTTTAATCCAGATCTTGTTGAATGGAATTCTGTAGCTCGAGTTTCTACGTTCTTCCCAATGTCTAAAGCAATTAATACCATAACAGTGCAAGTGGATGATGGTGAGGAAATGATTGATGGGAATTTGATGATAGTGGGATCAGTGAATAGGACAGTTTATCACAATCACGTGATAAAAGGAAAAAGAGAGAGCTTTGTGCGGTATTGTAATCAATTTCCTCATAGTGCTTTTGTTCCAGAGCTAAGAAATAAATACCTTCCGAGTATTTTAAGTAAGCCAGCATTTCGGAAAGGACTACTCAAGTACAATGAGCCAGTCAAAGTTGGATTCGTTAACTATGAGTGTCTTATTAAAGCATACCTGGTCATTGAGAAGAAGCTGGAAGATTTAGAATTTCGTGGGAATTCAGGACCAGAGTGGGATCCAATGGAGATTTTAAATGATCTCAACAAGAAAGCAGCGATGGGAGCATTGTATCAAGGTAGCAAGCAAGATTGGCTAAAATCTATATCACCGGAAGATTTTGTTGTGTCGGTTCGAGAGAGCTTTAAACATTTAGCAGGAGGTGATATTGGTATTTGGAGTGGTTCGTTGAAAGCTGAATTGAGACCCTGTGAGAAGGTGAAAGAGATGAAGACAAGGGTTTTCACAGGAGCTCCAGTTGATGTCTTACTAGGGGGAAAGATTTTGGTTGACAATTTCAACCATCATTTTTACGAGAACCATCTTAAAGGACCATGGACTGTTGGGATTAACAAATTTAATCGAGGATGGGACAAGTTGGCTAGATATTTTAACCATAGTTGGAACTTTATTGATTGTGATGGGAGCCGGTTTGACACATCTTTGGCACCAATATTGTTTCAACTTGTGTGTCACATGAGAGAGAGGTTTGGTGGATTTGATGCAATAGAGACAGCTGCTCTGAGGAATCTCTATACACAGATTGTGTACACTCCAATTCTTACCATCGATGGGTACATCACGAAGAAACATAGAGGCAACAATAGTGGGCAACCCTCAACTGTTGTTGACAACACCATAATTTTGATGATTGTGGTTGAGTACTGTAGAGAAGTGATGGCACATGAAGGTATTGAAATGAAATATAAATACATGTGTAATGGAGATGACCTCATTCTTAATGCGCCTGATGAAGAAATTCCAATAATTCAGAGTCGTTTTAAGAATTTGTTTGCAGAGTGTGGTTTGAACTATGACTTTGATGATGTCCACAAGGAGATAGACACAATAGAGTATATGAGCCACTCATTTGCTCGCAAAGATGGATTTTTCATTCCAAAGTTGAAGAAGGAGAGAATAGTTGCAATACTTGAGTGGGAAAGAGGAGATGAGGTCATGAGGACGAGAAGCGCTCTTAATGCAGCTTACATTGAAAGTTTTGGTTATGATGATTTAATGACAGAGATTGAAAGGTTTGCTGTGTTCTGGGCATCTGAAAGGGGTTGTGAGTACCCGTTATTAGATAGAAAGCGAGTTGAAGGGCTTTACTTGGATGAACACACTGATATTAATGAGGAATGGTTGAGCGGCATCTTACCGCCATCTTTTGAGAATTGCTACATTGATTTACAGGTGGTAGACAGGCCTCAGTCATCGAACATGACTAAGAGAGAGGAAGAAGTCACAAGTAAAATCCGGATGGGGATCGAAGCACCAATTACATTCGTAACAGGGAATGCACAAAAATTGAAGGAAGTAAAACAAATATTTGGTCCCACTATTCCAATCATCTCTCGGAAAGTTGACTTGCCAGAACCACAAGGAACAGTTGAGGAAATTATCAAAGAAAAAGTACGTGTAGCGTCTGAGTTGATTGGAGGGCCAGTTCTCGTAGAAGATACAAGTTTGTGTTTTGATGCTCTCAATGGTCTCCCAGGACCATACATTAAGTGGTTTATGGAAGGGATTGGACTAGAAGGATTATATAAGTTGGTGGAGCCGTATCAAAATAAAATGGCTAGTGCTCTCTGCGTGTTTGCTTTTGTAAATAAAGTTGGTGATGATCCTATAATCTTTAAGGGTGTGCTAAGAGGTGAGATTGTAATGCCACGCGGACCAAATTCATTTGGGTGGGACCCAATTTTCCAGCCACTTAACTGGAGAAAGACATTTGCTGAGATGATGGCCGAGGAGAAGAATATGATATCTCATCGATTTCGAGCTCTGTCGTTGGTGAGAGATTTTTTGAAGGACTCAAGCTATTTCCACTTTGCAAAGGGCGTTGATCGTGATCTCTTCATTGATGTCCAAGCAATTGACAAAGATGAGATTGAAGCTGAAATAACAAAATTGAAGGAATTGTGGAGGAACAACAAGCCAACTAGAACTCGAAGTCCATTTGAATCAAGGAGGCTTCGTGCCCCTCAAGTAGCTCGTGTGAACGAGCTGCTCAAACAACTGAAAGATGCTGGGATTCAAACAAGTAAAAGGCCATGTGGAGAACCTGATGAAGGGGAAGTTGCTAGCCCAGAGTCAAGTGAAGATGAGGAGCAACGAACAAACAAAGGAAAAGCACCTATGGAACCACCTACTGAGCAAAGTCAACCAGAGAAGTCTGTAGGTGAGGATGAGGAGAAACATAAAAAGACAAGGTTCAGAATAAGAGCTGGTGGTGGAGATGGAAAGAGAGATGATATAGATAAGATTCCAACCAATGCTCTAGAATTTCGGAAGAGTTTCAAACCACCAAAAGTGTCACAAGCGGCATATGTGTGGATACCGCGTTCGCAAAGAGACAATTTGACACCTGATGTCATACAGAACTTTCTGGCGTACGTGCCTCCATCACATGCTATAGACAATCAGTTGGCTTCCGGAGTTGAAGTTGAGAATTGGGCCATCGAAGTCTCAAAAGCTTATGGAGTCACCATTCAAGAGTTTTATAGAACGATCCTACCTGCTTGGATTGTTAATTGTATTGTGAATGGGACTAGCGATGAGAGGAAGAATGAGAAATCGTGGAGAGCTGTTGAGCTAAATGCACAGGGTGAGGATATTGATGATTCAGAATACCCTATGGAACCAATGTATAAATTTGCTCTCCCGACAATGAGGAAAATAATGAGAAATTTTTCCAGCCAAGCAATTTTGATGTATCAGAATAGTGTGACTGCTGGAAAAGCTTTTGTAATAAAAGCGGCTCGAAATGCCGGGTATACAAGCATTGAAAATAAGTGGTTGGGTATTGACTTCCTAGCCGAAGCACAATTGTCACAAAGCCAACTGGATATCAAACATCAAATATTGGCTGCTAATGTTGGTAGAAGTAAAACTAAGTTGTTTGCTTTAGCTGCTCCTGGTGACGATAATAATGTGGATAAAGAAAGGCACACTACGCGAGATGTTAGTGCAACTAGGCATAGCTATGCAGGTGCTGCTATTGAATAAATTAATTTAAAAGTCAAGTTTGGTGGAGTTTTAGGTGACTTGTTATATTCTGGTTGTGAAGCCAAGATATATTCAGGAGCCCTTTCTCCATATCCTTTTATTTAGTGTGGAAACACAATATATAAAAGTAC